GGCGGCGGGCCGCTGCTCCCGCCTGGACGCATCGCGGTGATCGTGATCGGCGACCGCGACTTCCGAAAGAAAGCATTCGGGTAGCCTGGGTCGGTGATGAAACCCTTTTCGCCGTTGCGGAACTTTTGGATCTTGAACGGCCCGAGCGAATTGAAGCTGCTCGCGTAGTAGTAGGAGTTGGGGTCGTTGACCACGTGGCTGGTCACGGCGTGCCCACGAACGCTAGTGGGCGAGACGCGGAACGTCTTGCCCTTGCGGGTCATCGTGTACGCCTTCCGCTCAAAACCAGGGCGGGTGAATCCTGGGCGGTTGTATGACTTCGGCGGCGACGGAGCCTTGATGACGCGATCTTTCGTCCCCTCCTCCAGCCACCACTGGTGAAACGCCCGGTCAGGCCCGGTACGCACGGCCCCGCCAGCCGCACTTTCCGAACGCTCCTGCCCGGCCCGGCGGAAGCCGACAAGCCCAACGGCGGTGCCGCTCTTCGTGTAGGCCTTCACCTTCTTCGCCACCGCCCGCCGCAGGTTCCCGGTCGGGCCGATGGGCGTGAGTTGCTGCAGCCGTTGGTACGCGGGCTCGATTGCCTTTTCCAGTGCCGCCTTCAAGATGCGGGCCTTGTCGGCAGGAGAGAACAGCCGACCGATAGCCTGCTGCAATTCCCGCAGTTCAGCCATCTCAGCGGTGATTTCGATGCCAGCGGTTGCCATCAGTCCACCCGCTCCGTGCAAAGAATCTCATGCTCGCTGCGGTTGCCATGCTCGAGCAGCGTCGTGATCTCCAGCAGCCGACCACGCCACGAAATCCGCATGGATTGAGTCAGCCCGGTGACGTACCGCAGCCGCACGCGGTGCGTGAGTTCCGTCTGCTGCTGCCCCGACAACAGCAACTCGCGAGACGAAAGCCCTTCGACGCTCGCCCACCGCTCGGCGAACGTGGCCCACTCCAGGGTTGTTTCGCCCAGCGTGTTGCGCCGCTCGGTCGCGGATTGAATCGTCACCCGCTCGCGGAGCCGCCCGGGATCAAGAGCCATACAACACCAGCGTGTACGCCGCCGTGCCAGCCGTGCCCATCACGTTGATCGAAAACGAAGCCGTCTCCACCGCCTCCGACACGGCTACCTGCCCGGCCCGCGAGTAGATCGTCCAATCGTTTTCGCCGCAGCCGCCCGAGCCGTCGCACGCGACCATTGCCGCGCCGGTCGCGGAAAACGCCACGCGAGAGACGCTCGCGAACGAGACGAGGTTGCCCGCCGCATTGCGATAGGTAGTCGGGGCGACCGGCACGCTCACGACCGCCGTGCCGCAGGTGCCAGACACGACGGCCACTTTTCCGACGTCATATTCGGTGGCGTGCTGGAGCGTGATCGTTTTCAGCGACTTCGCCCCGCCAGCCACGGTCGAATCGGTGAACAGCACGTCGATGCCGAATCGGCCTTTGATGTCGCTCATCGGTAAGACCCCCACTTCGCCGAATCGAGCAACGCTTTCACGCCGAACGGAATCTCCGACAGGCTCACGGCGTCAGCCGCCATCCGCCGCTCGTACCACATGCCCACCAGCCACAGAATCGCGTTCTTGAACCGCTGTTCCACGCCCGAGCCGTCCGCGCTCTTGCCGCCCCACCACGTCACGGTCACGGCGTTGTAGTCGAGGAGATGGCTGGGCCAAGAGCCGTTGTAGGGCGTCCGCAGCACGCCCGGCATCGAAGCCCGATCCACGCGGTAGGCCGTGGTCGAAAGCACCGCCGTCGATTGGTTCTCCAGCGTGTAGGTGACGCTCACCGCCGTGGCCGTGCCAGACGAAGCCATCGGCGGACGCGGCAACTCGATCTCGCCCGGGAACGCATCGAGCGTCATGCGGTACTGCGTATGCACGAGCGTCTCGTCGCAATACGCCTCGCACCACTCACGAGCAGCCGTGAGGTATGCCTGGATCAAGGCATCGTCGGTGTTCGTGTCAACGCGGCAGTGAGCCTTGGCCTCGGCGAGCGTGACGGGCTCAACCGCTGGCGGCGTCAGTGTCGTCAGGCTTCTGTATCGCACGCGGCGGCCGTCCTCGTCTTCGTGGTGTGGCGTCGGCCCGCTCAACGTCGTGATCGACCGATGCCGTCTCGATCAGGTCCATCTGCTGCTCGCGGACGGCGATGCCATCACGGATGAGCCGCTGTGCCGTCTCGTCTTCGCAGTCAATCACCGTGCCGACCGTATAGGTCGAGTAGTTCGTCGCTAGTTTGATTTTCACGATTTGGTCACGCTCCATGCAGTTTTCGGACGCCCGTTGGCGTTGTAGTCGCCCACGTACTGAAACACCGGGGCTTGCAGGTCTTTGCCCGGCCAGACCGCCACCCACTCGCCGTGCCCGATGGACACGCGAGGCGAGACGTAGAGGCGGTTGCCGCCCTTCTTGAATTGCTTCCAGAAGAAGATGTCGGCGTCAGTCCTGCCGTCCCCGTACTCGCCATCGGCGTTCGGATGGTCTTGGAACCACGGTTTCGGGGTCCGCTTGAGTGCCTTCGTGGAAATCAGCGTGCAGCCGAAATGGGCCGAGTCCACCTCCTGCACGGGCTCGGCAAACCACGACATGGGCAACTCCGTCGCCCCGCCAGCCGGAGGTTTCTCCAACGTGCCGGGCAGCGTGAACATCGGGCGGCCGTCCTCACGCTTCACCTGGAGCGGGGCCAGGGCGTCGCACTGAAACGCCATCGCGAGGGCGACAAGCTCGGAAACCTCGCGGTGCCCCCAGAACGAATCCATGTCGGTCGTGAGGATGTATTCCGTCGAGTCGACGAACTGCTCCATCGACCGCTGAAGCACCTGTCCCCAGAGCGCCCCCTGCCCGAGCGTCGGGCGGATGCCGAGCGGCATGAGGGCTTGAGCCCAGCCGAACACGTTCGCAAGCGGGCCGAATCGCGGGCCGCTCATCACGCACTCGATCCGCACGTCCACATCCGTGCTGCCGACTTTGACGATCATGGAGTCCTCAAAAACAGAGATGGCGGGAGCAGCGAACGCCACTCCCGCCATCTACTGTGTCGAGTCTGTCAAGTCGCTCAGCCGGAATACTTCGCCAGGGCACCCATCTCGGAAGCCGAGTCGGGGCCAACCTCGCCCTTGCTCAGACGAGCCACGATGGTCGTGGCGAGCGCCGTTGCAGGGGTCGCGTCAACCTTGACGTACCGGCCCCTGCCACGCAGGTCGATGTCAAGCCGAACCACCGAGGGCTGCGCGGTCACGGCAGCCGACGCGGCAGGCGCGGCCACCGTGTAGATCGAACTGCCAGCCGTGGTCGTCTCGCCGCCCGAGAGCGACAAGACGTTCAGGATGGAAGCCGCCGTATTCGCAGGCGTGGTCGAAACCGCCACGATCACGTCCACGCTGGCGTAGGCGTAGCCCAGCGTGTCGATGGTCAGGGTAGCGGTAGCCGCCGCCGACGTGACGGTAGTACCGACAACCGTCTTGGTGTTCTCGATGAAGTTCACTGGTTTCTTCTCCTAGAAGGTCAAAGGTCAGGCGGCGAACCGGAGGGCGACAATCGGACCAGCCTTGCTGTTGTCGCCGAGGTCGTGGGCGACCATGGCAACGCGAGCCGTGGCGAACGTGAGGAGCTGGTCGAACTCGATGAACCGGCTGGAGTCCGTCGCCACGCGGATCTCACGCCGCGTCGCGAACGTGGCCGCCTGCGACAGGTCGCCGAACAGGCACGCGACCTGCGAGGCGGTGCCGGTCAGGCGGCTTTCCATCGGATGCACGAGCACCACCGGGAAGCCGAGGAAGTTGAGGTTCGCACCCGCAGCCACGTCGGCCTGGTTGTTGCCGCTCGCCGCCATCATCAGACGGAGCATCGAGGAGCCGTAGCCAGACGGCGAGATGTACCACTTGGCGTTCCGGTTGCGAGCGTACAGCGGCAGCCGAGCCACCGTGTTCGTGAAGTCGCTGAGAGCGAGCCCCGCGAAGGTGTTGTTCCCGCTGGCCGCACTCTGGACCGACGCAGTGTGCGTGCCGTCGATGATCGACACGGCCACGCCGGTCGTGCCGTGGTACAGAGCCCCGTTGCCGGTGCCGATGAACCCGGAATTGTCGAAGGCTTCGGCGAACGCCTGGCCCACCTCGACCGCCATGGCGTCGGCGAGGTTGATCGCCGAGTCTTCCATGAGCGACATCGGAACCCGGTTGTCCACGCCCCAGAGCTTGGCGACCAACTGGATGTTGTCGAAGGTCACGTCGCTCGGGGTCGGAGCGGCGTTCTCGCCAATCGCCCGAGCGGTCAGACCGCCGGTACGCCGGGCGACGAGCAGCGTGTCGCTGTTCATCGTGACGTTGCGAGCGTTCGCCGGGAACGCACCGAACTCCTCGACCAGCCGGATGATCTCGCTCGACAGTTCGGCGTTCACGAGCACGCCGCCGAGCGAGTTGATGCCACCGGACTGGGCACGATGCTCGACGCTGTGGTCATCGCACCACCGGCGAGCCTCGGCGTCGTTGAGCAGGGTCGCCTTGAGCGACATACCAGCACGGTACGCCCGCTCTTCGGCGTTCGGACCCTTGAAGCCACGGAGGTTGTGCGACGCCTTGGGGATCGCGAAATAACGCTTCTCAGCCACGGCGGGCTCCTTGTCTTCGGTGACGGAATCGACCTTCTTGGCCGGGGCGGCACGCTCCAGCACGGAACGCAACTCGAGGCTCTTGGCCTGCACTCGCTCCAGGAACGCGATCCGCTCGCGGAGCTTGTCGGCCTTCTGCTCCAGGCTGCGGAGGGACGCTTCCTGCTCCTCACTCATGGGAGCGGCGTCTTCGCCCTCGGGGGCGTCCTCGGTCATCGCCTCCATCTCGGCAACGACAGAGGCCAGTTCGTCCAGCAGAGCCTTGAGCTTCTCGACAGCCACGGGCGCGTCTCCTGTGTTCGGGAAGCGACGGTCTCTTGCCGTCGCCTACATCGAACCTAGAAACGCGAGGCGGGAACCACGCAGTTATGCGTTGGCACCAGTAAAGAACTTCACGCGGCGAATCTCGCCCGCATGGATCACCTGTTTGTCGGTGCAACTGCACCGCGTGCATCGCAGATAGCGAGTCTGGTACTCACCGCTGCGGACGCTCGACGCAACCGTCAAGCGGCCTTCCCGGCACTTCGGGCACGAATCGCCACTAGCGGCCATGCGTTTTCAGATACTCGCGGAGTGATGCCGCCTTGCCGCGAGCCTGCAAAACGCGGTCAATCTGGCGACGTTGAACATCAGCCGACGCGGAACGCCACGCATCGTAGGAACGCTGGGCAACCTTCACGTCCGTGTCCGGGTAGGCCGGGAACGTCGTTGGGGAAACGTCCAGCAAAGAATCGACGGCCAAGATTGTCCTGACACTGCGGCCATCCTCCTGGCTCCAAGTCTCGCCGCCGCTTGGGACGGTGAACGAGAATGACGAGCCCCGCACGATGCCAGCCTGGATGTTTGCAGCCAAGTCCCGCCCGTAGGACGTGTCGGGCACCGGGAACTCGTACCGCAGCCCAACCTCGTCCACGGTCATCCGCAGCGTGCCGGGATAGCGGGCCAGCGGGAAGTTCGGGTCGTGATTCCAGAGCGCCCGCGTCTCCAAGGGGCGACGCCGACCGCGACGCTCGGCGACGATGCTGAACGCACCAGGGTCGATCCGCTCCACGAAGTCGCCGAGGTCAAGAGACAGCACGCCAAACTTCGCAGCGTAGCCGACAACCCACTCCCGCTCGGCACCGTCTTCGCTGCGGCTCTCGACCGTGAGCAGCGGCACCGCCGACTCCACCTCGTCAATCGCAAGAGAACGCCGTTCGATCAGCAGGTCAGCCATTGTCCTCACCTCCGGTCTTCTTCCTGCGGCTCCGCTTCTTCGGTGCCGGTTCGTCCGTGATCGTCTGCGGGCTGTCATCCACCCACACGTCCACGTCGATGCCAGCCGCCGCAGCCGCGTCAGCCTTGAGCGTGTCGCCACCCACAAGCAACACTTGGGAGAACGCATCGGCGTACTCGCCCAGCGTGTCGGTCACGACCTGGCGGTCTTCCTCGGGGCGGCGCGAAATCATCACGACCGTGTTGCCGTCGGCGACCGACTTGCGGGCGAACTCGCCCCACAATGCCGGGTCGGCCGCGAACGTGCGGTCGAAGTCGATGCTGATGGTCAAGGCACGAGCCTCGGGCAGCGAGCGGCCCAACGGTTCCACTGGCGGGGCCGCCTCGGGCACGGCACTCAGCGCCGGCGTTTCCGGTACGCCCGCGAGAATGGCGTCGATCTGCTCGGGACGCATGGACGGGAAGGCTGCCGCGACCGCTGCAGCGGCACCGCTCTTGGTCAAGACGCCTGTGCTGACAGCCTGCAGGATCGCGAGCAGCCCCGTGATTTGGGCACCGTTGAGCGACACGTCGGCGGCCTGCGGCTCAGCGTCCGCAGCCGGTTCCGGCGAGGGAGCCGTGGCATCGACCACCGGCTCTTCGACCACCGCCGCCGGGATCGGCTCGGGAACCGCAGCCGCCTTGTCTAGCGTGGTCATATTCAACTGCACGAACCGCGTGTCGCCACCATCAACCGGGTTCATGTTCTCCCATGATCGCAGTTCGTTGACGCTCACCACGCCCATGTTCCAGAGCGATTGGTAGAACGACGCACGGCCAGCGGCATCAGCCCGCAGCACGCCACGCGTGTCGAACTCCGCGAAGTATTCGTCATCGCCATCGAGCAAGTCGCGAGTGACCGCAGACTCAATGCGGCGCAGCCACGGCGACAGACCATTCGTCAGGAAATCGAGCGACTGCTGTTCGATGTTTGAGAACGACGAACGCGAGAGGTCGCCCACGAGATGCGGCGGCACGCCGTAGATGCGGCAGATTTCCTCAACTTGAAACCGCCGGGCTTCGAGGAACTGCGACTCCTGGTTGTTGCCGCCCAGTTCGTTGACCTTGAGGCCGCCTTGCAACACAGCGGCACGGTGCGCCCGCTGCGGCCCGCCACCGTGCACCCGCTCCCACTGGTTTCGCGTGCTCTCAGCCGCCTCGGGCGACAGCACTTGATCGGTAGTCAGGATCACGCCCGGCCGGGCACCGTTGCCAAAGAACGTCGCCCCGTGGATCTCGCACGCCCGCGCCAGCCCAATCGCGTCACGGGCGAGCTCGATCATCGACATCCCGTTCACGCCGTCATCGCTCATGCCACGCACGACCAGAATGGCGTCCTGGGCATAGGTCGTCGTGCCGCCAGAATCCTCGCGGTACTTGTAGCGAAGCCGCCCGTTCTCAATCCGCTCGGGCTTCATCCGCGACGGATGCAACGGCACGAGTTCGCTGAGTTGACCGCTGGCGTAGACCTTCTCGCTATACGCTTCACTGTGCGACAGCAGGTGCAGCATGAGTTGCTCACGCCACTCAAAGCTCGTCTGCCACGAGTTCGGCTGCGAATGGAGAAGCCGATACAGCGG